AAACGTACGGTTGGAAATCATTTGCAATTAAACAAGTGGTTAAATCGTTAGGGATTGGTGGAAGTGGGTTGTTCTTATTAGGATTTAGCGATACGTGGGAAACGATTGTAGCGTTTTATTTAATATATATCATAGAATTATTAATGATTGTGTTATTTAGATATCCAAGCATACGCAAATTAACAAATGGATTTTATATTTTAACATTAAAAAATAAGCGAAATTATATTGATGAATATCACAAATGGAAAAAAGAGGCTGACAATGAGCAAAATGAGTCAACTACATTATGCGAAACAAGAGAAGATAAGAACGATCAAGATATGGATAGCAGTGATGTTGATTAGTGCAGTTTGTGGATTTATATTAGGCTTTGTATTATAGGAGGGTATAAAATGAAATTAGAAACAGTAATGCGCAAGATACAAGAAGCAGATGTTGATTTAGCTGATATAGTGCCAGAAGAATCATACAACTTTGCAATCGACATTAATACATCCTTAAAAAAAATGGGACATTATAGTATAATGTATTATGAGCGTTGCGAAGAAGCGGGGTTAACATATAAAGAAGCAACGGACAAATTAGGTGAATATTTAAGAAGTAACCTTACATACGTTGTTAAAAAAAATGATAAAAATGAGCAGTCTTAATTGATTGCTCATTTTTTTAGGTAGACAAAATAATTTAAAAGTTGTATAATTAAGTTAGAAGAATGGTGGCTATGCCCTTAATACATAGGTAAGTAGGCTCTCTACTATAAAAGGAGGTGGTTTATTATGATTAGCAGCGATACAAAAAAACGTGTATGGTATTTGCACGATGTCAAAAAAATGAGCAAGACTAAAATAGCGCGTGATGTAGGCATTAGTCGTAACTCGGTCATAAAAATATTGAGCGATAAATCAACAAAAAATGAGCAATTTATAAAGACTGTGCAAAAATTAGAGCGAGAATCTAATGAATCGCTTGTAGAAATGTTACGTGAAGATAATAGAATGCCTGAAATAGCAAGCAAGATATTAAACATTATGAACGATGATGAAATGTTAAAGAATGAGATAGAGCGTTATGGATTAAGACCACTTGCAACTGTATTCGGTATAATGAGTGATAAAGCAATCAAAGCTAAAGAATTAGATATGCGTAGTAATAGACCAGAAGCATTTGCTACAACGGTTAATATAGTTAATGATGCATCACATTTTGAGGATGAAAAAGAAGAAGAACATGCCTATACGAATTAGCGATATAGTAGCAAGACCACATCTAAAACGATTTAATAGTACTAAACTTCATCAATTAGATCATGGCGGTCGTGCTGGTTACAAATCAAGCAAGAATGCAATTAAGATAGCATTAACTATGTTAGACGACCCTACATGTGAAGTAGTAATAGTAAGAGAAGATTACAGCGACCATAAAGATAGTACATTCGCAGATATGAAGATAGCGTTTGAACGGTTGGGTGTTAGGCTACAAAGCGGCATCAACTATCCAAAAGGCAATGACTTATGGATAAAATTAAATCAAGGCAATTACGTACACTTTAAGCATATGAAAGATATAGATAAATTAAAAGGTACAAGGCCACGTAAACCCGACAATCAAATTAAGATAGTTTGGTACTTTGAAATAACGCAATATAAGAGTGAATGGTATATTAACGAAAGTAACGCAACATTTATGCGTGGTGAAAAAGATTACTTTTACGCATTATACGAATGGAATGATGCACCCAAGTTATCACATTGGACTTATGAATTTGCTGACAAGATGAAACAACGTGATGATGCTTACGTTAAAAAGACTAATTATAACGATGCACCAACATGGCAACAACGTAAGTTTTTAGGAAAGATATTATTACAAGAGATAGAAAGATTAAAGCTAATTGACCCGGAACAATTCAAATCAACATATTTAGGCTACCCAGCCAATTTAGGCGGAACGGTATATAAGCAGTTTGATTTAGATAGAAACGTTAAACCAGCGACCAAAGAATACGTTGATATAACGATTGGTGTAGATGTTGGTGGGAATGATGCAACTACATATGCAGCAAAAGGATGGAAAGAAAATTATAATGGTGTAGAAACCTTTGCACATTATTATCATAAAAATGGTGAGAGTGGTGGCATAAAGAATATCAATGATTATGTTATGGACTTATTAGACTTTTGCACAAATATATATGCTGAATATCACATCCCTGTTACATTGTTTATTGACAATGCTAACTTAATGTTTAGACAATTAGTCGAAGAATATTCAATGACACAAGAATATCGTTTTATAATCATTGAAGATTTACCGAAAATGAAAAGGTTAAAACACAACAAGAATAAGTCAATTTTGCAAGGTCGAGTTGATATGAACGAAATAATGTTTGGTAGTGGATATCATACTATTGATCCACAATGTAAGCAACTTATTAAAGCGTTTCAAGAGCGTGAATATGATAAGAATGGTAACCCAGCCGATGATGGCAGCAGTGATGTAGATAGTATTGATGCAAGCGATTATGGTTGGCTAAAAGAAATGGATATAATATATGAAACTATCATGAGGTGATTAAATGAACAATGTGTATGCAAAGGATTTGCAAAAGTTATTTATAGACAGAGGATTTAATCCTGTGTTTGGTACAATCTACCAACAACAAGAAATATGGGTACAATGGTATCGAGGGAATGTTGACAACTTCCATGAAATCGAAAAGAAAAACGCAGAAGGTCGATTAATTTCGATTAAAAAGCCAAGTTTACAAATGGCAAAAAAAGTTGGGGAAGATTGGGCATCATTATTATTCAATGAAAAAGTATCATTAACAATTAGTGGTAATGACAAAGCACAAGCCGTATTAGATAACGTGTTAAAGCATAATAATTTTTATGACGAAATGCCTAACTTTATTGAATTAACCGCAGCGCCGTACGGGACAGGTGTAATCGTTGAATATCAATTAGAGAATGAAACAAAGTTAAATTATTTATTTGGTGATAGAGTGTTTGTTATTGATTATGACAATACAACACCTAAAGCGATTGCTGTTGTTCAACAATTTCAACGGAATAAACGAAAGTATAATCATATTATGTATCATACGTTTAAAAATAATATATATAGAGTTAAGCATGAAATGTATTCAAGTAGCGATCAAGCACGTGGATTAGGTAGTCCCGATACATTAAGTGTTTTATTTGAAGAAAAAGAATTGAAGAAAATGCGCCATACATATAAAGATGGTGAAACCGAAGTTGTAGAATACTATAAAGAATTTGAAACGGATATACCACATTTCCAAGTATTTAAATTAGCAATTAGCAATAACTACGATGTTAAAAGCCCATTGGGTATCAGTTGTTATGCAAATGCTATTGGCACGTTAGAGAATATTGATGAAAAGTATTATTCAAGCCGTATGGATTCAATCAACAGTCGAAAAAAAGTATTTGTTGATGAGGCTGCAACAAAAATAGGTAAAACGAAAGATGAAGCAGGAAACATTAGGTTGACTAAATACTTTGATCAAGATGAAACACAATTTCAAGTATTAAAAGGTTTATCAGGCGGAGGCGATAAAAAAGCCGTTGAGATTTATGCGCCTATGTATGATAGTGCACAACACGACAATGCTATTCAAATGGAATTAAATTACTTATCAAGCAAAGTTGGTTTAGGCACAAATTATTATTCATATAGTGATGGAGCAGTAGGCTATCAAAACGAGATGAATGTAATAGCAAGTAATAGCGATACGTTTAGAAATAGGCAAAAAAACTTAAACAGGCTTAAAACATTATTGATTAATATGATGAAAGCAATTATGTATTTAGAAAAAGATAACGGTAATTATAATGGTGAATTAGACCTTGAATATAATGTACAGTTTGATGATGACATCATGATTGATGATGCAACGGTTATTAAGCAATATCGTGAAGATGCAAAAGATGGACTAATCACTGTTGAAGCATATTTAATGAAAGCTTATAAGATTACTGAAGAAGAAGCAAAAGAGATTACCAAAAACACAACAGGCGTTAACGCAACTAAAATTGATGCAGTATCACGAGCGATTGAAAGTGGTGCTATAAGCATTTTAGAATCTAAAAGGATACTTAACCCTGATATGAGCGAAGAAGAATTAGAAATTGAATATATACGTACACTTGTTGAAAAAGGTATAGCTTTAACACCGGCACAAGCTGACAAGTATAATAGTATAGAATAATGGCTTATGTAGTTCCTGAAGATAGACAGTATCAACGGATACTTATGTCACAAGACAGCGATCGTAAGTTGCAGGCTATGGGTTATGATACATTCTTTAGCTCTAACGTAAGTGCAGGCGCACAACGTGGTAATGACTTGTTTATACGCTTCCATAATGGATCAGTATATAAATATCCAAATCAAGGCAAAAGGTTTATAGAGTTGCAAGCAGCAGCATCAAAGGGTAAATGGGTATGGCGGTTTTTACGTAGACCAAACAAACCATACGAAAAAGTCGGTACAATACCGTTGCCAGAAGACACGATTGAAACTGATGAAGAAATAGTAAGACCAAGATTGCCGGTTGCTGAAGTTAAAGCGATAGTGCCAAAAGATTTTATGAAAACAGGCGAATTACCAACTATTCAAATATCATCAATACAATTAGTACGAGGTATTGATAACAATTTGTTATCCTTAATTGCTGGGATAACACCAACATTGTTTTAATATACAAGTGGCGAGCACTTAAACTCGGTAAAGTACTTATGCTTAAATAAGGGTTGCGAGGTAAACCAAAAACTCGGTAAGTCGGCTCACGACTATAAATTAGGAGGTTAATATGTACGATTTAAAAAAGGTTATTGAAAAAAACACCAACGATGGTGTAATTGATTATGAAGCGGTGATGGGAACAATCGATAATGATTATGTTAATCCTATCGTTGCCAAAAAAGCGGATGAGAGTAAATTGTTGCCTAAAGCTGTCAACCAAGTTATTAATGAATTAGGCATTGATGGTGAAACCATTGATGACTTAAAATTGTACGTTAAAAAGTTAGGTGGTTCAACTGATGAAATCAAGGAAGAAAACTTGCAACTCACGAAAAAACTAAAAGAGATTGAAAGTGAGTTTAATCAAACAAAAGAAGCCAAAGCTAAACTTGAAAATGACATCAAAGAGAAAACACAAAATGATTTATTAATACAATCACTCGGTATCGACACGACTACTAAAGAAGGTCAAAAACAATTAGAGTTTTACAAATGGGACTTTAATAGACAAGTCGATGATGAGAAAACATTTGAAGATGTAGTTAGTGGATTTGTTAAAGAAAACGACATCAAAACAACTACTAAATTTATTAAGGATGATTTTGGTCAAGGCAACTCAAAAGATTTAGATATTGGGGCTGCATGGGCTGAAAAACGAAAACATACAAGAAAATAAAAGGAGTGAATTAAATGCCAACAGGTGCAAGAAAAGTAACAGGTTATTCCGATATATCGGAGCAGGTATTATACGAACAATCAATTATTAGAAACGTATCAAATATGGATGTAATGGGTACACCGGGAACAACCGCAGTAAGTGTATATGTTAATGCTTTGGCAACAGTAGCAACATACACACCGGGTACAGGTGTATCAAGAACAAATGATGGTAGTGCATATGTTGTATTATCAAACTTAGAAGAAATCGCAGTCAATGAGATTATGGATGGTTACACCATTGAAACAGCGCCAGCCGATTATGTAGCAAGTAGATTTGAAGCAGCAGTGGGTGGATTAGCTGAGTCAGTTGATACAACTTGTATCGCAGCATTAGTTAGCGGTGGTACTGATTTAGTAGCAGCAGTCGGAGATGCACCAACCGTAGCGAATTTATATGAAAAAATTATCAATTTAAAGAAAGCATTAGACACAGCAAAAGCACCACGTACAGGGCGTAGTTTAATTGTTAATCCAACAACAGAAGCGTTATTGTTACAACAATCAAGTAAACTCATTCTTAATACTGATCGTGGGGATATGATTGTTAGTGATGGTTGGATTGGTCGAGTATTAGGGTTTGATGTATATTCAACTACATTGTTAACAGATGCTAATATGACAGCAATGCAAAAACGAGGATTTGCATATAAAGATAATTGGAAAATCGAACCAAGATTACAATCGTTAGATGGTTCAGGAACGTTTATTGGCGATTCAGCGGTTCAAGGTCGATTTGCATATAATTACGGTGCAGTAAGAGCAACACTTATTCAAAACGATAAAGGCGCAGCATCAGCATAACATATAATAGGGTAGGGGTTTATAGCCCTACCCCTTATTATTTATAAAGGAGTGATTTAATGGAATTTCAAGGTAAGGAATATTATGTAACGCAAGATGATATAATAAACAATAGTGAGATAACATATGATGATTTATATGATGTGTTTAAAGAACAAATTGATAAGTATTTAAAACTAATGTCAAAAAGAACATATCGTGTATATCACAACTCATACAAAGGCCTTAATAGACAACGCCAAATTGCATTTATGGATTGGTGGATACAACAAGATACCAATAGACAAGAAGTTATGCGAGAAGCTATTATTGAATATGTACGCGGTGCTTTAATGAGCGGTATGGATATGAATATTTATGTTAATGAAAAAACACCTTATACACAAGATGTAATTGATATATTAAGTCAAGGTGAGTTATGGTTTCCACAAACAATTCATTATGAAGACAGTGATATCGAATGAGAAAATCACGCAATAGTAAATACAAGATAAAAGCGTATTATAACTATCTCGATAAACAATATGTATTTTATTGTAAAGAGCGAGTATTCAAAAATATATCAAATGAAATGGGTACATCATCACCTTTTGCAAATGGTAATAAAGTGATTGAAACGGATAGCGACATTGACTTTAAGATTGAGCATGAGATTTATATTAATGATGTAGGTTATTCAATCGAGCAAGTTAATTTAACAATGGTAGATAACGATTTAAATGCAATGCGTGGTAAACCAAGATATATCAAGGAATTAATTATACGATGAATATGCGAGACATCATTACTGTTGTTGAAGCGAATGTGCCGTTTGATACAGGGTTTATGTATAAGAATGGTGTTAG